GTGTCTACCACTGTATTCCCTTTGAACTGCGCCAAGGCTGAATGGAAAAATACTAAATCGTTTAATTCTAGTTTGATTTTAGCAACTACTAATAAGTTTGAACACTTAACAGGTATGACTAAAGCAGACTGTATTAGCGAACCGGATGCTCTTTTTCGCCGTCCTCATTTGATAAATGTGGAAGGTAAGAAAGATGCAAATGGACATTTCTATCAGGTGCTGACTTATAAGAAATATGATTATAGTGCAGCACGGCCTAAGTGGGTCCGTGGTTTTATACACCACTGGTCCACCAATGACATAAACCCTGTGTTTGATAGCAGTTATTACCCACCTAGTAAACGCAATTTAGCGGTTATAAAGTGGTTATCGACTGTTGTAGAGCACATACAACGGACAACGGAACAGGAAAATCTGAAAGTGTCAATAAATAAGGATGATATTCATTTAGTTGATGAATTTGACTTATTTTATGATGCTAGCAATAACCAAATGGACAACCATAGTCAAGATGTCAATTATGTTTTTGACTATGAACGGATTAAAAAGAAAACGGTAGTACGTGCCCGAGCTCAGGACACGTCAATAATTAATACCATTCGAAGTAATTTGCTTGATCCTGCTAAGGATCATGTCAATTTATGGCGAGAGTGGATTAATTATTATGGTGAGCAAACCCAGAAACTTGTGAAAGGATTGGTTTCATGGTGCGCTGAGGCTGTTACACAGTTTTTTAGCGACTCAGGAAATTGGTCAATTTACAAGTGGATACCAACAGGAGACAGATTTGTTGATAGCATTATGGGGGGATTAGAGGTTACTTCTCTAGTTCCTTTACTTGCTATCACCATGTCTGTCATAACACTATGTAGCTACTATAGCGGTGGCTCCATAGAAACGGACAATCTGAAATTATTTGAGGATGCGTGCAATATTGCGGCGGCTAAAGCCGCTGACCCTGATTGGCGATGCCAATCGGGTCCATTGCATGTTGAGTCAGATAATTCCAGGCTTGAGAGTGTAAAGCGAAGTATAAGGATGATAGTTAGAAGAGATCGATATGATTCTGCGCTTGATTCTTTCTCGCAGTGCGTTGTTAGCGGTGATAAAATATTATTACCTGCTCACGCATGGCCTGAGAAAGTTAGTGTGGACATATATGTCTCTTTAGAACATTATCGTAACAATTGTAAAGAACGCGAAGATTTGGATCTCACTAGGATACGTATGTATCCTGGTTGTGATTTGGCTATCTATCAGATCAATAGATGTTTAGCGCGTTACCCCAATTGTAACAATTTGTTCAAGACTGCAACAATCAAGAACCCTTCATTATACCTAGTGAATTCGTATATTACCATACCAATATTGTTAGGACTTAATTGTACTAGCAATAATGAGATAGTTCAATATGGTACTTACGTTCACAAGAAGGGATCAGGATTTTTTCATCCTTTAACAGCTGGTGGAGCCTGCGGCACCGTGCTCTTTTCTGAAGATCATGGTATTGTAGGCTTTCACGTCGCCGGTGGTGATGATATTGGATTTTGCGTCGTTCCTCCTAGGAACGTCGCAGAAGAAATTCGCTCCATCGTGTTACACCGTGAAGATACTCAATATGTTTTTGATCGTGAGATCATACCAGATCACTCTGGTGCTCGCTTACGGTATGTTGATAACTATATAACACCAAGCAGAGTAATTAGTGAATCTGATTTGATCCCTACGGTCTTTAACGCAGACAGTAATCCTCACACTCAAGCTTTGAAACAGGCTATAGTAGATGATGTCAGCGGCAATTTAACTACTGTTGATACTTCTACTATTCGGACAAAGGAACCTCCTTCTTTTACACATATGGGTTCTCCGCGAAAGCTCTTACGGAGCTTAGCGGAGAAGTCGTTTAAGTGTCAGGGAAGAATTACGGAATCGGAAGAGGAATTTATATCAGAGTGCATCGATACTTTAATTCCTGAATTTTATGGGATTAGCGATCAAGTTTGCGCTTTCGGAGACTCTGATATAACTTCTTTAGACAAGGACTCATCCAATGGATATGGATGTTTAAAGGACAAACGAGAGTATTTCAACTTTGAAGATAAAACCATATTGCCAGCAGCTCATAAATTGTTTGACGAATTTCGGTCAGCGATTGAGAATGACAATGTGGATATACGTTCCGTGCTTAGTACGGAATGCTTCAAAGATGAATTACGAACGGTAGATAAAGTCAAGTCTCCAAGGACTTTTAGAGTTATGCCATTAAATCATATATGGTGGACTAAGAAAATCTTTGGAGATGTTGTACAACACTTTAAGAAAGAGAGAATGAAGACTGGTGTTTGTGTGGGTTATAACCCATACGTGGACACCGCTGAGTTAGCTCTGAAGTTACAGCAATGTTCTGTGACAGGTGATATTGATTTTTCAAAATGGGACGGGTCTATAATGGCACGTTTCATGTATTTGATAGGAGATGCTTTTAAGAGGAAGTACCGTGGTGAATACGGTAAAGTATTAGATTACATCATAACTTCCATGGCTTCATCTTGTGTTCTCATTGGTGACGAATTGCATGCTACAACGCATGGCTTACCATCAGGAACCTGGCTGACTCTATTAATGAATTGTTTAATCAATAAGTGTATAACAGCTTTGACTTTATATCGATATAAGGACGAACCAACAACGACTGATTTCAGCAGGGTCGTTGATTTTGTCATGGGAGATGACAAGGTTATAGGATCTGCTGGCGATGATGTTAAGTGGTTTAATTTGCGGACTATTAATGAAGTTGCT